TAAATAAACAATTAATTTTTTATTATTTTTATTATAATAAACTACAATATATGTATTATTCATTGATAAATCTAAATCGCATATATAACCATTTTCTATTAAAAACCTATAGTTAAAAATGTCTTTTTTATCATAATTTTCATGACTCCAAACATTTAGAAATTTCATTAATTTTATAATAAATATATTTAATTTATTATCCATAATGTATATTATAAAATTATATTATATAATTTTATTGAATATTTTTATATAATATATATATATGTCAAATATTCATCTTGTAACTATAGCTACAAAGCCAGGTGGTTATTTAAAATGGTTAGAACAATCTTGTAAAAGAAATGGCACAAAATTAACAATTTTAGGAATGGGATCAGAATGGAAAGGATATATTACTAAATGTATTTTAGTAAAAGAATTTATAGAAAATCTTCCAGAAGATGATATAGTTTGTATTATAGACGCATATGATGTGTTAATGATACAACATGTAGAAATTTTAAAAGATAAATTTATAAAACATACTGAAAATACAAATTATAAATTAATATGTGCTGTTGATATAATATCACCAAACATTGGTACTAAATGGTATTATGGTAGTGAGGAAAATATAATAATAAATGCTGGTACATATATAGGGTTTGCTGGATTTATCAAAAACATGTATAAAAAAATGATAGAATTGTATAATTTAAATAAAGTATTTTCGGATGACCAATTTTTATTAAATAAATTTTATAAAAATCATAAAAATGAAATATTTATAGATACAAATAAAAAATTTTTTTATTGTGAATCTTTACATCATATTATTCATATTAAACAAAAAAAAGATGATTATGTTTTTTTACATCGTCCTGGAAATTATGAAATGATATCAGCATTAATACAATATAATTATAAGTTTGATATAAATGAATTAATTAAATTAGGTATAAATGAAATAGACCTACTTTCTAAAAAAGGGATTGGACATATATTTCACACATTAGAACGCAGTAAAGTAGAAGAAAATAAATATGAAAAAGAAATGGAAGATTTTTAAAGTATTTTAATTATTTTAATTATGTGTAAAAAAAAATACATAATTAAAAAGTTACAAAATAATAATTTAAGCTTCTACCTTCTTCTTGATAATCTTCTTCTTAGGTTTAACTTCTTCAACAACAGTTTCTTCAACTTTGACAGGAACAACTTCTTCAACTTTGACAGGAACAACTTCTTCAACTTCTTCTTCATCATCAGAATCAGCAACAATAGTTACACAAGCTCCTTCTGGATCTACTTCTTCTTCAGGTTTTGGTAATGATTTCATCTTTTGAACATCAGTTGCCTTTGGTCTAAGGAAACAAGTACCTTCCATACTTTGTTTTGGTTTTTGAACAATCGCTTGTTTTAAATTCCATGTAATAGAAATTTTACCATTTACGAACCATAATCCACCACATTGTAATAAACAAATGACATGTGTTTTTGGTTTTAAGAATTCAAGTGGATTAAGATGAGTATTAGTCTTGCCATTAATATAAAGTGGTTCGCCATCTTCGTCATAAATTTCAGACTTCCAAACACCAGACCATTGAGGAATTTTAACTGTTAAAGTAGGTGCTTTAGATTCATCAACTTCAGCACTTCCTTTTGCCTTCTTTGGATGTCTTAACATAACATTGAATTTCTCATCAATAACTTCAGCACTTTTAATTTCTTTACCAAACCATTCTTTAGAATAAGTCATAGCATCAGCTTTAATTTTTGCTTCAAGATTTCTTAAAGATTTTAAGAAAGCTTCAGCGTCTGGATTACTATATTCAGAGCTTGGAAATTGTAAAGACATAGTAAATTTACCAGTAGGTTTTCCAGTTCCTTGTTCTAAGCCCTCTTGAGCACCCCAAGTTAAAATAAGAGGAGTAGATAATGTAAGAGATTCTTTAAAATTTTTATTATATAAATTTACTACTTTTCCTCCTGAAGCATGAGCTTTAGGAGCAGAGTAAGATAAAACATTAACATCAATATTAGTACCGTCAACGATAAAGTCTGTCATTGTGATTGTATACTATAAATACATAGGCTATCTTTAAATCAATTTTTTTTTTAATTAAAAATAGTTTTGAAAATTTGATTTAGATGTAAATAGATAACATTATTAAATTATACTTTAAAATATATTTAAAAAAGAATACAAAAAGAATTTTATATATAATTTATATAATGGATGAAAATGAAAAAAATGGAAAAAATGATAAAATAATTATTAAAAATGATTTAAATACAAGTGATTATTTTACATTTTTATGCGAAAAGATTTCAAAATTTTTACAACCTTCAAAGAAAATGGAAAAAATAGATAATGATGTATCATATATTCCAAAATTTAATGAATCCGAATATTTATTAAGATATAATTATAATGTTCAACAATTAAAAGTATTTGCTAAAAAATATAAATTAAAGGTTACAGGAAATAAGAAACAATTAGTTGAAAGAATTTATTCATTTTTATATTTATCAAACACAATAGTAAAAATTCAAAAAGTAATAAGAGGATATATCCAACGTAAGTATATAAAATATCATGGACCTGCGTTTAAAAATAGAAAACTGTGTAGTAATACATTTGATTTTTTATCAATGGATAATATTTCAGAAATACCAAATGAACAATTCTTTAGTTTTAAGGATGAAGATGGTTTTATTTATGGGTTTGATATATTATCAATACATAATTTAATATATAAATGTAATGGAGCTATCAAAAATCCATTTAATACAAAAGCAATTAGTTCAAAAGTTATAGAAGATCTTAGAACATTGATACGCCTAAGTAGATTATTCAAAATAAATATTAATACAGTAATAAATGATATAACAAAAGAGGTATCTACAAAAAAATCAATTGAATTAAGAGCTCTAACATTGTTTCAAAATATAGATTCTTTAGGAAATTATTCAAATTCACAATGGTTTTTATCATTGAATAGAAATCAAATAATTAAATTTTTAAGAGAATTAATAGATATATGGTCATATAGAGCTCCTTTAACAGTAGAAACTAAAAGATCAATTTGTCCTCCTTTAGGAAATCCATTTGTAAGAATTCCAAGTTTTAATACTTTACAAACAATGGACAATTTTGAAGATGTTCGTAAATACATATTAGATGTAATAGATAAATTTGTAAATACTGGAATAGATAAAGATAATAAATGTTTAGGTGCGTATTATGTATTAGGTGCTCTTACTTTAGTAAATAATGATGCCGCTACATCATTGCCATGGTTATATCAAGCGGTATGCTATATGTAAGTAGGATAGTAAAAATATAAAAATATAAAATTATATATTTTTTGATAATTTTCTTTAAAAAACTTTAGACCATATACAATAAGAAATAATATATTTAATGGTAAAAACTATTTAAAAAGATACTATAGTAGTATAGTATAATAGAATGCCAAGAATAAGCAAATCTAAGACTGAGGTCCAAGAGACCACCACTGCTCCTGTTGTTGACACTGCTCCAAAGAAGGTAAAGGCTGTTAAGGCCGTTAAGCCTGAAGTTCCTGTTGAACAAGAACAAGTTAATACTGAATCACTAGAGGTTCCGGTAGAATCAGATGTTGTTGATCTTTCAGCTCAATCAACTGAATTTTTAGCAAAGTTGAACCAGTTAGGTGGACTTCTTGCTTCCCTAAAGACAGAATACAGATCATTAGAGAAGAAGTGGACTCGTGAGCTTAAGACTGCTCAAAAGAGTCAAGCTAAGCGCAAGAGAAAGTCAGGAAATCGTGCTCCATCAGGATTTGTCAAGCCAACAAAGATCTCTGATGAGCTTGCCAAGTTTCTAGAGAAACCAGTAGGAACTGAGATGGCAAGAACTGATGTAACTCGTGAGATTAATAAGTACATTCGTAGTCATAATTTACAAGATAAGGAAAATGGTCGTAAGATCAATCCAGATTCTAAGCTTCAAACACTTCTAAAGTTGAAGAAGACTGATGAACTAACATACTTCAATCTTCAAAAGTACATGTCACCACATTTCGCAAAGGCACCAAAGGAGGTTGTCGTTACAGCTTAGAAAAAAGAAAATTTAAAAAAATAAAAAAATTTTTGAAGCTTTGTTAGCTCAGTAGGTAGAGCGTGAGGCTGTTAACCTCAAGGTCATAGGTTCAATCCCTATATAAAGCGTTTTATTAAATATTAAATATATTTAATAAAATAGTAAAAATAGTAAATTAAAGTTTAGGAGTTTACACTTTTTATAAGGATTGAATAAAAATTTAATTCTTAGAGTTTTTTTTGCGTTAAAATATGAAATTTATTATTTTCTTATTTTAATTTATAATGTGTAACGGTTGTGCAGGAGATCCTAATTTATTGAAAGATTCTTATAGTAAGGAAACTGTTTCTGGTTTTGATAAAACTGTAGTTGGATCAGGAACAATAGACTTAGAAAATAATATTATTGCTAGTGTTGATATCAGAAATGGGGATTCTAATATTAAAGGTCCTAATATAAATGGTCATTTAAAACTGTTTAGAAATGGTATAATTAAAGTCGTTTTATCAAATTTAAATCATAATAATAATAATTCAGTTAAGCTAATTCTAAAATTAAATTTCAACAATAATTTAGATATTCATCAGGAACTAATAATTTCAGCAGGTTCAAGATATCCTCAATCAATAACATTCTACTTTTGTCCTGAAACTGATATATCTGGAGTTTATTTGACTGATGACCAAATATTAGGTTTATTTCAAACTGATGATATAGAAACAGGTATTCAAGCTAAAAGGCGAGTTGGTAAAATTTTATCATTACCAATATTTCAATCTTGGTCTACTGATAAAAAAAATTCGGTTGCAAGAGCCATAGGATTAGGTGTAACAATTTCAGGTGCTGCCATAAAAAATATTAAAAATGCTATTACGCTTGGTTTAGAATAGAAAATAAAAAATATATTATTTATTTTTTACATATTATAAAAAATAAATATTTTCTTTTCTTTTCTTATATTATAAGAATGTCGTCTTCAAATAGTGTAAGTGTAACTTATACTTACAATAATAGTAGTAATACTGTATCAGGTAATTTCACACAAAATGGCGATGGTTATATAGCGAATTTAGCTGATCAAAATTTTCCTGCGGTTGAAACTGGTACTGATAATGTTATATTAATCGGTGGAATAATTATACAATTAACTACAGAATCAAATAATGATATAACTATTAATGAAGTTGCGTTTCTTCAACAAGATCTTGATCTTGACCCTTCTGACCCACTTCCCACAACATCTCCTGCAACTAATGTTACTTTTAATGTAAATATTAATAATAAAAAAATTAATTATACAGCTACATTTAGTTCAGTGTTATTAAATTCAATTTTACCGAAAGCTTATATTATGTATATGTATTCAAGTTCATTAAGTTCACAACAACAAGATTCGGTCTTTTCCCATGCTGCTCTAACAGCTGGAACCAATGCTGCTACTTTAACTACATCTTTTTTAAGAGTATTAGATCCTACTGGTTCAAATATTACTGATAAAGAAGCAGTAGAAATTGGAAAATCCGCTGGAAAAGCATTTTCACACACAGTATCTGCTACAGAATGGGCAGGTGATGCGTTAAATAGAATTGGTACTGCTATTGCTAAAAAATAAAAATATATTTATAATAATTTTTTTCTTTTCTTATATTATAAGAATGTCGTCTCCAAATTATGGTACTGTAACTATAACTTATACTTATAATAATCAAACGTATACTGATACTGGTAGTTTCACATTTTTCAACACAAACGACTCTTACAATTTTATAGCAACAATCAAAGATGATAATAATTTTCCTTCATATTGCTTAACACCTGGGATATCTCTAGAG